AGTACCAGCTGCCGCCATAGCCAGAGCTGCTGTATTGATGATAGTCTCAATAAGAGGCTTGTGTTTGCTTTCTACTATTTTCTTTGTTGTCATTGTGATATTGGTGTCTCCTGTGTATCTTGTGGTTGAAAGCTAGTTTGAGCATTGTTCTTATTAGCTGTATCATTCATACCTTCCTGAAGAGATGCTTGTTTATTAAATGTAACTCTAATAGCTAGTTGGTTCCAGATGTCAGCTTCTAACTCTGTTACTTCTCTAGTATATATTGGCTCGTGAGATAGATAAGCCACCTTTCCACCTGACTCTGTAATACCTTCTGCGTCTCCAACTAATGTCTTTGGAATACCAACAGCTTTGTAGAACCTATTCTCTAAGTATCTTGTCCACTCTATATGCTCTGTATTAGATGGAGCTAGGTCTTGAAAACTCCCTGTTCCCTTTGGTACTAATAGAACATCTCCAGACTTAATAGCTTCTTTATAGTCTCTCTTTAATGCTGTTAGTCTAGTCTTATCGTCTTCGTCTACTTCCATCACTCTCATAGTAGAACGATGTAGTTGTCTTCTCTTATCTGCTAGAGACTCTTGAACTGCATCTATTGTCCACTTAATAGAGTCTATTACACTCTCTCCATGTATGTTATCTGCTACTCTATCATTAACTAAATGAAATATGTCTTTAGGTTGAAACTCTTTGCTTCCCTTAACATTCTCATAAACATATTTTTCAATCATGCCCTTAGCATTAACTACTACCTTCATTCTTTGAGGAGTTAGTGGTTTAAGGTTAATTAAATCTCCATTATCATTCCTTATAATCTCTGCAAAACTATCTCCATTAACCTTCTTAATAACTAACATATTCCACATAATAGAAGTGAAGGTGTCTTCTCCCCATCCATTAATAAATTCTAGGAGAACCTTATCTCTACTTGTCTCTGTCTCTAGCCCCTTTCCAAGAACCCAAGTAGCGTATACATCTATTGCCTTCTTTAGTTCTGGTATCTTTAGGTAGTATCCATATCTCTCTGCAAACTTAGGAAATGTCCAGATAGTGCCTTTCCCAGTAGTTCCATCTGTGCTTTCTGCTTGAACCTTGAAGTCTGGAGTTCCAGTGAGGTCTATTGTGCTTGTTTGTTGTATATCTAATTCCATTTTATAAGTCTATCTTAAAGGGAGCTGACACTTGTAGCTGTGAAGTTGTCCACACTATCTCCTCTGCTCCTTCATATAAGTTAGTACGATTAGCTGGGTCATGCCCCATATATAAGAAAGTAGATGCATTAGGAGTCTTAGGTATGGTAGCTGTGAACCTTAGAGTATCCCCTGTCTTTAAGTGTAATGTAGTAGTAATATTAAATTCAAATGTTACATTATCCCAACCATAAGATCCATCTGTTATAGTATTAAAATACATACCACCAGAGCCAGAACCAATAGATGTAGAGACAGATGCAGCATCTACTTTGTTAAGAGTATAAACAACTGATGGAGAGAAAGATAGTGTTCCACCGGAGTCATTTCGGTAGCCATAGGGAATAACTATATAACCCTTCCCTCTTAGATTAACTGGTCTTTCAAATGTTGCATCAAAAGTAATAGTTGTTGTGGTTGGAGATCCATTAGTTGTTCTTGTATATCCATTATACCCCAACATTGTAGAAGTAGTTGTTAATATAGCAGAACCAGACACATCCCCCCCATAGAAAAGGATATTCCCAGCACCTGTTGCTATATCAGTATAATTATAACTAGCAATCGCTGTTTCTTGACTCTTTGCATATTGTTTCTTAATCGCCATTATGTACTAAACCTCTGGAAGTTCTTTTGCTGTAATTTCTTTATTGCCTCATTAGCTGAGTCATCATTAAAGTCTAACATAGTTCCAGCCTCTTGCCTAGAAGTATAACCACTCATATCATAAACAATAATTCTATTAGCTATCCATGAGGCAGCTGCATCTGCTAAAGCTCCCTGTATTAGAGTAGCATAAGAACTAAAATTAGTTACAACATCACTATGTATCTTAGTACAGATAGTTCCCTCTACATCATCGCTAAATCTATCTAATGCCGTAGCCATTTCAGCAGAACCATACCCAGTAATTGCAGAATTGGCATTAGCACCAGCCCTTGCTATTGCACTTCCACTAGTACACAATGTCCAAGCCATTATAATCTATTAATCAATAACTCTAAGAGTCTATTTAGTTTAAGAGTAGACGCTATTTTCATAAAATCCTCGTTTGACATTGCTATCTTTTCCGATGTTGTATCTGCCTCTGGTTTAAAGAATTCTAAGAACTTTGCTAGGTTAATGTGTTTATCTTGAACTTCCATGCCTAAAGTGAACCTATAAAGGTATTTATATTTTTGCTATTTGCTAACCAAACAGCTCTAATTAGCCCTTCTACTATATGAGCGTCTCTTCCGAATATCTTAACCTTAGTTTTCATACCTTCCTTAATTACATGCTCTATTTGAACACATCTAAAGCTATTCTTTAAGTCTTCATCATTTAGGAGCTTTAAGAACCCCCTTTCACCTAAAGCCCTAAGGTTATCGTACATATCTTCCTTTAATAATCCCCTTGTTTCTTGATTAAACCTATCTAATACCACTTTTCTATTATTAAGAGCAACAACTCTGCTCCCAATAGATGCCTCTTTCCTTAGGAAGTCCAATAACCCAACTCCAAGACTTCCAGCACCAGCATCTATACCAATACCCTCTTTTTTGAAGTTCCATAGCTTGTTTAACCCAACTATTCGGTCGAAAGTCTGGTTTGTTAGCTGTTTTTTAGTAACTATGTTCTCCATTTGCCTAATATAGTTCTTAGACACTCTTTCCACTATCTCAAAAGTGCTAGAGTCATCCCCCATCCTTGCTACATCAATGCCTAAGAAGTATCTACCATCTGGTCTTCTTTCCCTATCCCTCTTCTCTGTACAAACCTTCTCTATCCACTCCTCAGAGAAGAACATCCTAAGATCATCCATGAACTGCCCTAAGAACTCTTGAGCATAAGCAATCTCTCCCATATCCAACTTCTCTTCTTCTAACATCTTCAAACCACCTTTTCGTTGTTCCTCTGTCCAAGAACTAGAAAGGGGTCTATTAGTTATCACTTCTTCGCTGGATATATGGAATATCTGGAATCTATTGTGTTTGTTAAGCCATGACTCATAGAAATAACCCTGTTTTCCAAATGGAGTAGAACACATCCAGATCTTTCCACCTGTTGTTAATAGAGTAGGTTTAGCAGAGTCGAAGATATACTGGTTCATCTTAGCAGCTTCGTCTATTATCAATACATCTCCAGTGAACCCTCTAACAGCATCCCCTGTTTGTCCAACTGGTCTACTTAGAACCTGCGACTTGTTCTTAATCATGATCTTGTTCTTAGTTTGAGTTTGAGACTTAGACTTATTTGCAACCTTTAGAAGTGGTTTATAGTGAGTTTCCATATAGTTCTGTATCATCATAATGATTAATTGAGCTTGGTCTTCTGTTAATGATACAACCAGAACCCTAGACTCTGGGTTGTCCATCATGTAATGACAAGCCTTAATAGCTAGAATAGTAGTCTTTCCAACTTGCCTACCAGTACATAGACATATATGTCCATCAGCTTTGAGAATATCTTTCTGCCAGTTATCTAATTTGAGTCCTTTATCTTGGCTAGTTCCTTCTCGCAGGTCTCTAGAAGTACCTTGTCTAGTATCTTCTGTATACTTGCTGACATTATCCTCTTCTCTGTTATCTCCTTTAGGTTGTTCCATTCTACTTCCTCTTTGGTTTGTATCTCAATGTCTAAATCAGTTGTCATTTTTTTTCTAAATTAAAAAGATTAAAAAGATTTATATACTTTTCTATATTCATAAGAGAGTGGGAGTCCTCTTTTTCAACTATCTTCCACACACTTTTTCTTTTTTTTTAAAAATAAAAAAATAATTTAAATTTCGCTGGGGGGTTTGAAGCACTTGCTCATACTTGCTCTCTGACTCTCGCTAAGCTTAAATTAGCCACGTAGAGCAACGATACGCTCTAAAGTTAGACACTACTATTAAAATATAGCATTGTTCCACTGGAAATGAAGGTCTGCTTACCTCTATTTCCTATGGAGATAACGCATATACCACTGAGTTATTCGGTGTACCTATTAACTAATACACTGAAGCACTGAATAAGCAAGGCAAGGGGGGGAATTTGCACAAGAACTAACTGCAAACCGCATATTTAGGAGCGGTTTGCCTTGTGCAAAGGGGGGGAATTGCAGAAAGAGACTAATAGAAAGCCTTAGTTATTGTGTTGAGCGAGTGAAACGAGCGATTGATAGAAGGGTATAACTCAAATCACAGATTTGAGAGTATTCCAAACTATTAAAAGCTATGTATTGTTTGAGCGAAACACATTAACTAAAGAGTGATTATGAAAGGTTATATACAAGCCCCCCTATATACCCCTGTCTGCGTATGATTCTGCTAGATGTAATAGTAACTAACTAAGGACATATATACATAGGTTTCTAACTGGGGGGGTTGTAGGGGGGGTTTTCCACTGGAAACGTAGGTTAATACATACATTTATATATATGAGTGTTTTCTTGTACTTATGGATGATGTATTATGCAACAACTGTAACCATGAATTTCAGGTATATACCAACATAATAGGTTGGGAAAGTTGGGTTAAATGTCCTAAATGTAATTATGACATATATGTGGCTACAGAATGAAAAAGAATGTAATGATAACAATAGACGCTGAATTACACGAGAAAGCTAAAAGAAAGTTTATTAATGTAAGTGGTGTATCAGAAGAGGCATTAAGAAGAAAGGTTAATCCAGACATAAGAGATGTTGAAGAAGGTCAAGTTTTGTTTAAATGTTCTAAATGTAGAAAAGTGGTAGAGTTCTGTTATATGTGTCCAGAAGACCATAAACTATATTGTTATGACTGCGAAGTTAATAACTATTGTGTACATGGTATTAAAGAGAAGTTAGAGAAAGATGGTTCTAAACAACATGAACATAATAGGCTACCT